GAGGATAGGGGGGAGCCGTGAGCCGCTACGCTCTCCACCTCGGAGATTGCCGCGTGAGCATGGCCGCCATGGATGCGGCCTCGGTGGATGCCATTGTGACCGATCCACCCTACGGGCTGGCCAGCGGCCCCACCACCACCTTGGAGGATGCCACCAGCGGGCGCGGCTTCATGGGCAAGGAGTGGGATCGGGGCGTGCCCGGTGTCACCTTTTGGGCGGAGGCCTTGAGGGTGGCCAAGCCCGGGGCCTATCTCTTGGCCTTTGGAGGCACCCGCGCCTTTCACCGCATGGCGGTGGCCATTGAGGATGCGGGGTGGGAGATCCGGGATTGCTGCTGTTGGGTCTATGGGTCGGGCTTCCCCAAGTCTCTTGACGCATCCAAGGCGATCGATCGGGCAGCGGGAGCCACGCGGGAGGTGGTGGGGCAAGCCACCTCTTGGAATAGGCCCGAAAGCGAAGCGGGCCACCGTGCCCGTCTCAATGCAAGCCCGGGCACCTTTGACCTCACCGCCCCCGCCACGCCCGAGGCCTCCGCATGGCAAGGATGGGGCACCGCCCTCAAGCCCGCTTGGGAGCCCATCTTGATGGCCCGCAAGCCCTTGGAGGGCACCGTGGCCGCCAACCTCTTGAAGCATGGCACGGGGGCCATCAATGTGGATGGGTGCCGCATTGCTTCCAATGATGGCTTTGAAAAGGCTTGGGATCGACCCGTGAGCACCAACATTGGCGCGGGGGAGTATGTCAACCCAACCCAATCGCACCGCGTTGACCTCCGAGCCAATAAACCCACCGCTGGCCGATGGCCCGCCAACTTCATGCACGATGGCTCCCCGGAGGTCTTGGAGCCGCTTGGGGAGGCCTCCCGCTTCTTTTATTGCGCCAAGACCTCCACCGCCGATCGGGAGGAGGGGTGCGAAGAGCTGGCCACCAGCACGGGCGCGGATGCGACCTCCCGCCAAGAGGGCACCGCGGGCCTCGACAACCCCCGGGCAGGGGCATCCCGCACCCGTGAGGTGGTGCGCAACCATCATCCCACGGTCAAGCCCACTGAGCTCATGCGCCACCTTGTGCGCCTAGTCACCCCGCCCGGTGGCCTAGTCCTAGATCCCTTCATGGGGTCGGGCTCCACGGGCAAGGCTGCCATCTTGGAGGGTGCCCGCTTTGTCGGGTGCGACCTTGATCCCTCCTATCTTGAGATCGCGGCTGCCCGCATCCGCTACGCCCTCCGCTTGGAGGCCGAGGAGGCCGCCGCCGCCTATGAATCCACCCGCCAACTCTCACTCTTTGGAGACCTCACATGATCGCCCAACATCCCGCCGCCATCCGCCACCGCGTTGCCAACGATCGCGTGAAGGCTGGCCACCCGGAAGCCATAGCCATGCGCCGCCTAGTGATAGCCCGCGGGGCTTGGCTCTCACCCCTGCTGGCCACTTGCCCCATGCCCACGCTCACTGAGTGGGAGGCCTCTTGCGATCTGGTGTCAGCTCTCAACACTTGGCTTGCCCATGAGAATCGCAAGGCCAAGGAGCAAGAAGCCCGCACCCGCAACGGCGGAGGCCGCAACCGCTCCCAAGATACCCCCACGCTCCGGGAGGTGCAAGCCATCCGCCGCCATGGCAAGAAGGCCGCGGTGGCCCTCATCCCCAAGGTTGAACCGCTGGCCCTTGCCACCGTAGCCACCGCCGCCGCCCCCGCCCCTCTTGCCCCCGTGGAGGCCAAGGGATGGGTGAGCCTCAAAGATACCGGGCCGCGCCACTCCACCCGCAAGACCCCCAAGGCCCGTCCACGCCCCACCGAGGAGGAGAAGGCGGAGGCCGTGGCCCGCATTGCCGCGATAGCAGCGGAGAAGCTTGCCAAGGAGCAAGAGGCCGAGGCCAAGAGGGCCGCGGTGGAGGCCAACCGTGAGGCCCGCCGCAAGGAGACCGCCAAGGCTGCCAACATTGCCCATGCCAAGCGGCTGGCCGAGAAGCGGGCCAAAGATAAGGAATACAACGCCCAATGGAAGGCCAAGCAAAGGGAGCGGGAGCGTGCCCGCAATGCGGAGGCCCGAGCTGCTACCGCTGCCCGCAAGGCCGCAAACAACACCCCGGAGGCCATCTCAGCCCGCAAGGCTAAGGAGTATGCACGGCGGAGGGATCTCCACAATGCCCGCGTGGCCGCCGATCCCGCCTATGCTGCCAAGGTCAAGGCCAAGGCCGCGGCCAAGGAGCGGGAGCGCACCGCCAAGCAACGGGCGGCAAGGGAGGAGAAGGCCAAGGCCAAGCTCCAAGAGCTGGCCGATGGCATAGCAGCCGCCGCCAAGGCCAAGCGGCTTGAGAGGGCGCTCCAAGGCATCCTCAAGCGGGAGCAAAAGGCCGCCCGCAACACCACCAGCGGGGGTGACAAGTGAGCCGCCTTGAGCACCGCACCTTTGAGGATGCCCATGCCATCGGGCTGGTGGCGCAAGAGGCCGTGGCGGCCTACCTCTCACACAATCCAAAGATCCGGGTCTGGCCAGCGGATCACCCGGTAGGGGGAGCCTCCTACTATGATGCCCAAAAGCGCCCCATGCCCGACCTCATCAAGCTTGAGGTTGGCAAGGGGGCCACGCTGGTGGAGGTCAAGGCCAAGCATGATTGGTGGCAAGAGGGGGGAAACAAGGGGCCAATTGAGACCGTCATGGAGGATCAGCAGATCCGATCTTATGCGGAGGTTTCCGCCGAGCAATGCGCCCCCGTGGCCGTGGTCTTTGTGATGAGGATCAATCCCGCGGTGCTCATCAATGGGTTCAAGCCGCGGGGCTATGCGGGATGCTGGTGGGCAAAGCTTGAAGAGCTCTACCCCCTTCTCCAAGAGGAGAAATTGGCCACTTGGGTCAAACGAAGGGAAGGCGGGAAAGCCCGTGCCCGGAGGCTCTACCGCATCCAAGAAGGGGGGCCGCTCCGCCCCTTTGCCCCGTGGGATGAGGCCACCAAGAGCGTGCCCATGGATCCCGCATCATGGACAGCGTGGCGCATCCTTGAGCCCAAGAGCGCCGATCCCGTGGTGCCCCTCACTCATCAAAGCGGGCCTCAATGCGGATCACCTTCTCATTGATCCCCTCTACCTTGCTCCTCAAGGCGCGGAACTCCTCCGGGTCAGGTTGCTCCGCAAGCTTGGCCCGGATCTCACTGAGCTCAGCCCGGAGCTCTACCCATTCCGCTCTCACGGTTTGACCCACAAAGGAGAGGATCACCAAGAGAGCCGTGGAGGCAAAGGAGCCGATCCCCGTGAAGATCCGCCACGCTGTTGGCAGGGTTACCACCGCACGGGAGGCCACCGCTTCCAAGCTGCCCGTGACCTTGGGCTCACTCATCCGAGCCACCAGCCTTGGCCGCATCCGCATCAAGCGCCCGCTCCACGGCGGTCTTGGGCTCCACATTGCCCGCAAAGAGCCCCGCAAAGGCACCGCCAAGGCCTAGCCATAGCGTGAGGGGCACCGCTGCCACCCCGCCCGTGAGAGCCACCGCCAAGATGGGGATGGCAGCGCCAAGGATGGCACCGATCGCAAGGCCGCCATTGAGCGGGCCTTTGGAGTGTGTGAGCTTGAGCATGGAGACCCCCAAGGGTGGGAAGGATACGGGAGCCCGTTTTGACCAAACGGGCCAAAAGATCAAGCCTTGGGAGCCGCCGCCGCCGCTTCCGTTGCATCCGGGTCAAACCAACCAACGGTGCGCCCCATGAGCGCCGCATCATCCCACTTGTGGAGCTTGCCCCACACCCCATCCCCCTCACGGCTGCCCGCTTTGTTGGTGTTGCCCTCCACCGTGTGGAAGCCCACCTCATCCACGGCCACCACGATCCCGCAATGGCCCTTGACCCATCCTCCCTTGCGGGCCGCATCCGCATCTTTGGCGGTGGTCGCCCGCACCCATACCCAACCGGGCTCTACCTTGAGCCGCGCCTCCGCCTCAAGCGGGGTGGCCTTGTCACCAGCCGCAAGACCGCGGGAGCCGCGGTGCCATGTGGTGATGGCCGAGCCGCTAGTCCAAGAGGGAGGCTTGGCCACGCCCTTGGCCGTGGCCACATTCCAAGCCACAAAGGCGGCGCACCATGGGTCTCCGGGATGCAATCCCGCGGCTCGCTGGTAACTCTCCACCTTGGCACCCCGATTGGGGCCACCCTCCTCCACTACATGGAGGGAGAGCTCCCGGAGTGCCGAGACCACCAGCCCCGCCTTGAGGCTCACTTGGCCCCCTTCTTGGTGTAGGCCCGCTTGACCTTGGGGAGGCCCACCACATGGGGGTCAACATCGGGGAAGGCCTCACGGGCCTCCACGCTATCACTAGCAGGGGGCGAGGCCTCCGCTGCTACCTCGGGCGCGGCCATCAGCTCACCCCTAGCGCGAAAGGCCGCCGCCAAGCCCTCAAAGAGGCTGGCCAGCTCAGCCGCCTCGGTGGGGCTCACATCAAAGTCCAAGTGCGACCCCCAAGGAGTGGCAAGGCTCACGCCCGTGGAGGTGGCCCGGAGCTTGGAGCCAATGAGC